TCGTATGGTTTCATTTATGAATCTCCTTCATAGTTTCTATCATCTTACGTAAGTACCATTCAGCTTTTTCTATGTCCTCAACAGGATTACCTTTGTATCCATGTCGATGTTGATATTTAATTAGGTTACCATGACAGTAACCTTTGAACTCCTCTGGTGTTAACACTTGTTTAATGTAATTAATACACTCAACCCCATCACCTAATTTGTAATGGGCTGGATTGTTTACCGGATCATAACTCATTTGATTTCCACTAGCTCTGCTTCTGTGTAAGGGATGTGAAAGAAGTGTTCATACCGTCTAGCATTAGTTAACCATACTTCTTTAGCACACTCTTTAGTAAGTTGAAAGTCTTTGATTCTCCATGCTTGTTTACAGTCACCACGTATTACGTAAAAATTACAGTAAGTGTTGTCACCTTCTACATTTTTATATTTATTTATAAGCCTGTACTTTCTGTAAGGTATACGTATCTCTTTCCATTTAGGGTTCCAATCACTTGTCCATTGGTTTTTCATTTCTACTTCAGAAAAGTACATACCATCTTTTTTCTTGCTTTTTATGTCAAAGGAAAAGTCTTCCTCTGTATCAAGTATGTTATGTCCATTACTTTTTAAGTAACTTGTTATTGCATTCTTAGCTTTACTGTCATTTTCCTTGTATGACTGAGGTTGAAATTTTCTGTAGTATGATCCTTTAATCGGTTGCAACATTGATGTGCTCCTTTGTGGTGAGATTTGAATTATATACTCTCTGGTATTTGAAAGCAATAGGTATTTGCAGTCGCATCTGCTGATGGTTTAGTACTCACTAATCGTTCTCGCATTGTAGTTGAAACTTGATTGCAAGTCTTCCAATCGGGGAACAGTGAATGGAAAGCTTGAACTTTCATATTACCTTGAAAAGTCATAATGAGTACTAAAACATACATGTGATTCTCCTTTATGTTAGATCTACTATTTCACAAACATCACCAGTACATGCCATAGTTTGCATTGCTACAGTGTTGTCTTCACTTTCGTATGATGCAAGCTTAGTCCAATCAATAGTCTCTGGCATACAAGATAATAAAGTTTTGTAATCATGTTTACCTATTTCTTGATAGGGTGCTTGTTGATATGTGTGTTCGTTGTAAGGCAAGAAGGATACACCTGACATTTCGTCAAAGTATTTGTAAACAAATGCACCTACTTCAAACCATTCATCCTTCTTAACATTGATTGTAACACTTGGCTTATGCTCACACCATGATCGTTGATAGGTCAGCCACATCTCTAATTGCTCAATAGCAGTCATGTCTGATGTAACGACAGAACCTTTAGGTGATTGAATAGGGAAGCTAAATACTGTTGTTTGATCTGGCTTCATCACACAAGGTTCACTTGGTATTCTCTGATCAATCATAAACTGTGTCAACGGATCTTTATTATCACCACGCACAGTGCGGATATAATAGGGGCTATGGCGAGCATGTATGCCACTGGCACTATCCACCAGTTGTGAGACTGTTCCCGAAGGTTTACAGCATGTAATTGCAGTAGCAACAGGTATATCAAGACGATCAGCCCATTCAGCATTAGTAGATACACAAATCCTACGAAGATGTTCAAGAGTATCCTCCAGTCCTTTATTCTTCTTGGTCATAAGAGGGTTGTCCATTATCCCTGTGAGTGACACACCAAGCAGTCGTTCTTCTTCTGTATTTCTAGACCACACCTTTCGCAAGTAGGGGAACTTAGTGTATGTGGATTGGATAGTTCCCAAAATTGTTGCCAGACGGACTTTTCGTTCAAGATCGTCAACACTGTCTGTTGCACGGACAACAACTTCTGTAAGATTACAGAACTGATATGGACGCAGGATAATTTCACTGCAAGGATTAGTTCCAAACTCAAAGTCTGCATTACGCCTACCATTTTTAGCAGCCTGTACTTTACTTGCTTGACGATTAAATACACCACGTTCTCCACTTCCTGATTCTACTAGTGCCATCCACTCTCGCATGAATGATACAGCATCTGGTTTTTCTGTATAACTAACACTGTTATTAGCTAAGGCACGTTGTGGATCATTCTCCCACCATGCACCTGACTTAGCATGACGCATACGATCATCACTAAGGTTACTCAAAGAGATCATAGCTGACCTACGTACCCCACCTACAACTACTACCTCACCAATCTTACACATAATGTCATGACACTCAATGCTAGATAGCTTACGTCCTTGTGAAGATTTGAAGCTATTAATTACAAAGTTAAACAGATCCACCAAAGGTGCAGGGCCAGATGCTCTACCACCAAACGTCTTTAGTTTAGCACCAGCAGGTCGAACTTTAGATACATCCCACTTGGGAATCTCACCACTGTAAAGGAGTGCAATCAATTGTCGAAGACCCTTAGCCCAAGCTTCCTTGGAGTCACCAACGACAACAGTTGTGTCACTGTCGAACAACTCAGGAACTTCTGGAAGCTTACTAATGAACTGCCTCTCAACACTAAACCCGACACCAGTACCACACAAGAGAACAAACATAGCCTCATCGAAGGACTTAGGGTCATCTACGGGTAAGTAGCTACAGTTATACATACAAGTGTTATCACGATTAGCAGCAGGACCAGCAGTCATCATTGCCCTCATACTGGGCATAACCTCTAAGCCTAAGATGGCTTGTTCTATTTGTTGTGCTATCTCCATGTTGTCTTCACTAGCACCACTGTCAACTACAGGCTCTACAATGTTATCCATGTAACGCCCTACTGTTTCATCCCATGACTCTCTTCGCCCTTCCTCTTCAAGCCACCGTGCATACCGTGAAGTATGAATGAAGGATTGATAGTCTGTTGGTAGGTAGTTACTCATCTATTATCTCCGCTTCCCTTTAGAACACCACGTTGCTCTCTGTCATCTAGCTTTGCCATGTTCATCTCCATAACCTTACGTAGGTTACCCCCGAAGATGTTTGCCAAGGCTACTGTATAAAACAACACATCACCTAACTCTTTCAGAATATCTTCATCTTTGAACTTATCTTTATCCCGAAAGAGTTTCTTTACTTTTTCAGATACCTCACCTGCTTCACCAGAGAGGCCCAAAGTATTTTCTACTAGACGCTCACGTCCTTTAGTTAATACTTTGTCCTCTACAAACTGGCTATAGAAACGGACAGGATCTTCTTCATAGTCTGGACTATTCTGAAACATATCAAAATAACCAAACGCTTCTAGATCACTCCGATTGATCATCCTTATCACCTTCCAATGATTGTTTCAATTCATTTGTTTTAATTTGTTGAATTGCATTTACACATTGGAGTATGTGATTCAATAGATTCGCAGAGTTAGAACCAAGATTCAAAATGTTTAGAACCTCTTTCTGCTCATCATTCATGTCATCAATTTCATATTCTTTATCATTTAATGTTAGTTTAGTCATCTGTTTTTACCTCGCAGTTTGTTACAGTTATATCGTCTAAGTCATACAGGACATCCTGTATTAGTTCTTGAATCACATTCAAATTGTATCTTGGATCTGACTCAAAAAAATTTGCATCTGGTTCTACCTTTATATTGACAGTAACCTCATATCGGAAACCCCTAGTTATACTCATCTAAAACACCATGTCAATCTTCCATTTCAATTTCTATGGGTTCAATATTTTTTGAAAAATATTTTACCATTTCATAAGCATCGTTAAAGCTATCAAAGAAGTATTCTACATCTTCTACCTTACCATCCACCTCTACCTTACATAAATTAAAATGTATTCCATCTATGTCAGGATGATCAAAAGGATATGGCCCTGATATAACATCCCAAATCTTAACTGGCTTGTCTTTAAGGTCACTGTTTACCATCTTTATTCCTAAGCAATTTTATGTAGTGATCTAGCTCAGTTACTACTAACCATTTCTGTCTATCTGAACGATAGAAAACTACAGGTGGATTATCTGTGTGGTTGTCTGCTTGTGACATCCAAGCATACACAGTTTTAAGTGCTGACTTTCTTCTTTTAACTTCTATTGATATTGGTATTAGTTTACGTGCTGCTGGTGATAATTGTATATCGGCACCAGTATCACCCATGACAGTTGATTTAATATCATCAGGCTCAAGCTCAGGGAAGGCTTCTAGTAAAGCATCCCTGATCTCTTGTTGGCCTAACCTGCCTTTTTGTTTACCCTGCTTACTCAATCTATTAACTCAGGTACTTTGGGTTTCTTAACCACATCAATCAAGTACTCCTTACGTCCACCAGAGTATTGAAAGACCCTAGCTTCAGGCCAACATGTCTTACGATACTCACAACCCGAACAAGTAAATGTTAATTTAGTATTTTCAGATGTGTCTGACTGAGGGATGGGTGCTATCCTTTCCTCTGGTATTTCACCAGATACCACCTCTTGTACTTTCTTAACCTCTTGTTCTTTATTTTCTAGTTCGTTAGTAAAGTCGTATGTATCTAAGACTAATTCAAAGCTGTCTTTTTGTACGACAAGAAAAGCACCACGTTTTTTATCTGTTACAAGTGGATCATCTTTACCTGCATATACATACGAACTTAACTGACTTATGTAACCATAAGGATCATCATCCCTTAGCACATGGTTTTTAAACTTCTGCATTCCATACCGTGATGCAGACTTAACATCTATTGTCATACCGTCAATGACTGCATCTCTGTGGCCCTTGATGCCGTGAACAGACAAACGATCCTGCTCACCTTGAACATCATGCCCTGCAGCTTTTGCAAGGGCAAGAACAAGGGTTTCTAAAAGATCCCCGTAAAAGAAAAGACCTAATAACTGAGGCTTTAATGGTGCAGCTTCTTCTGTTTTATTTATTCTATACCAAGTCTTTCTTTTACAGGGTGAACCCACAGAAGATAAACTTAAATATCCTCTGGGCTTCTGAGGTTCCTTAAACCTATCGTGTGCAACGTTTGCTATGTTACGTGATAAGTACTCTGTAATTGTTCTATCCCACCCACCCTTTCCTTCAATTACA